GTGCTGTCCAGCACCACAACCCGCGCGCCGGCCGGCGCCGGGTTACCCATGGCGTCCTCGGTGCCACGCTGTCCACGCAGCAAGCGGGTCAGCCTGTAGCGCCCTGCCGAGACCAGCTCCGCAGTGCCAAACTGGATGATCTCCCAGACACCCGGCGCGCTTTCCACGGCCAGCGCATTGGCACCGTTGAGCAGTTCGGTGTCGGTGACACTGACCAGCGTGCCGGAAGAAAGATCGACCAGCAACTCGCTGCCCATGTCAAAGCGCCAGAGCGGCCCGGCGGGCAAGTTGGCGGCCAATGTGCCCATCTTCGCAGGCGTGCCCACCGTATCGAGCAACGCAAAGCCGGAGTTGCTGGCGCTGCGCCAGACGGCGGCCGTGCCATACCAGGGTCTGGCGAACACCGCCGCGTAAGGCCGATGCGCCGGAACCGTGTCGTGCAGCTGCGGCAAATCCATCAGCGCCACTTCGGCCGGGCCGAACACCGTTGGCGAGGGCAGGCTTGCGGGCCGATACTGCCCGGGCGGCAAATCGTAGATCTTGGCATCAGTGCGGATCGCCTCGATCGCTCTTGCCCCGGCATCAGCAATGCGGGTGATGCGGTAATCGATCAGGCGACCGTCATGGGCAAGCTCGATGACATCCCCCGGATCCAGCCGCAACAGCGAGGGTGGCAGTGTGGCGGTAAGTGTCTCACGCCCGACCCAGGCCTCCATCAACGCGCGGCGGCAGCGCCGGTCGGCCTCTTCCAGTGATACTGCCAGTGGAAAGCTCTCCGAGGAAACGCGTGCCGCCTGAACGGTTGTCCGGCGCGCCTCGACGGTGGCGGCATCGTATTCCTCATCGGCCCGCACCAGCTGCCATTTGAGCGCCTGGGGCAGTTCGGTCTCCTGGCCCCGGGTCAGTTCCATGACTTCGGCTTGCCCATTGCCAACCATCTGATCCGGCGCGATGGTCAGGGCCGCCGCCCGGCCGCGCGTGCGAAACACGATCCTGCCGCCGGTCTCGATGGCATCGAAGCCGAAATGCCGCGCCAGCGTGGCAATGGACGCGCGCGGGCTTTCCAGTGCAGACACCACGAAACCCGGCACGATATCCGAAAGCTCGGAAACATCCACCTGTGTATCCGGTAGCCCTGCCGCCCGGCACAAATCCCGCACCAGCGCCCCGAGGCCCACCGCGCCAAGCCTGCCGGTCAGCCAATGCCCCAGCCGCCAGTTCGGCGCGTCCGCCCAGATATCCTCACGCGCCGGAAAGTCCGGAAAAGGCCGCGCATCCCATGTCCAGACCGCAGCCGCGCTCATGTCGATCATCTGTTTGCCGGTGATACTGGAGACCGGGTTGTTGGCAGCGTCCCCCCAATATCCCAGCATTGCCTCGAGATACCGCCGCTGCAGCGCCTCGTCCTGCCAGCCGCGGGAGAAATACGGCAGCCCGCTCTCGGACGACTTCGGGTCATAAAACACGTTGGGCTGGTTGGTGCCGCGATCGACGGCGGGGCAGCCGAGTTCGGTGAACCGGATCGGCTTTGATTCCGGCACCCAGGCGGTGGGGGTGGGGTTCTCGACCCCGCCGGGGCGCTCAAAGTGCGCATTGCTCCACCAGGCCCGGATATCCTTCGGGCGGAACACCCAGGGCTTGGCATGGGCGCTGTCGGTGATCCGGGTGCGGGTCTGGGCGTCGCGGTCAGCCGTGCTGGCATAGAACCAGTCATACTGCTCGCCACCCTCGATATTGGCCCTGAGATATCCAAGATCGCGAATTCCGCTCCAACCGGCTTGCGCATCGAGATGATCCAACCCGTCCCGCCAGTCCGACAAGGGCAAGTAATTGTCGATTCCGATGAAATGCACGTCCGGTGAGGCCCAGAGGGGATCGAGGTAGAAGAATAGATCGTTCGACCCATCCTTCGGCTGATGCCCGAAATACTCGGACCAGTCGGCGGCATAGCCGACAAAGCCGGAGGTGACAGCGGCATTGGCCAGTGAGAACTGCACCGACGGGTTGGTAACCGTGATCCCGTCGGTCATGATGATCTGCAGCTGCACCCAGCGGCTGCCCGGCGGAACCGTGCCGCTGCCGCTGGTGGGCACGACGGTGTTGGTCGCGTCGGAATAGGTGCGCTGGTCGAAAATCAGCGGCGCAAAGGCGGGCATAAAATCCGGTGCGCCGTTTGCGTCTGGCAATCCAAAGGCACGCAACTGCAGCCAGGGCCCGCCCCAGACGAAGTTCTGCACGGCCGAGAAATCCAGCGTGACCCCGCCCGCGTCGATATCGGCAGCCGCGATGCCAAGCGCCAGCAGGTCGATATTGACGAGCACCGTGCCGCCACCGCTGGCGGTGCCGTCGAGCGTGGTTTGCGAAGTGGCATTCGGCATGGCCCCGAACACATCGGGGAAGGTTGCCCAATTGGTGCCGCCGTAATCGATGACCCCGGACGGCTCATCGCCTGGAAAGGCGGGCAGTTGTGTGAGCGGCTGGAAGGCGACGGTGAAGGGGAACAGGCCGGTTGATACCGTGACGAGATTGGCCACATCCCCCGCAAGGCGCTTGAGTTCTGCAACGGCGGGGAATGTACTCGCTCCATCGCGGATGGTGGTCAGCCCCTTGAGTTCGGAGCCCAGCAGAAAGGCATCCACCCCACCTGCCGCAGAACAGAGATGGGCGTAATGCAGGATAAAACGGCGGTAGCCCCAGTTATTGCTACTACCGATCCATGAAACCGTCTCGCCGGAAACAGCGAAATCAGCCGCAGACGCATTCCCGAAAAAAGCCGAGACCTGCGTGCCCGCAGCAGCGGTCTTGTCGGCCGTGCCTACGTAGCCGGCTGCCGGCGAACAGGTAATGCGTCCCCGCCAGGGATAGGCATCCTGGCCCACCCCGGCGGCATTGTCGGAATACGGGTTGGGCAAGACATTCCCGGCCGGTACATCCATCAGCAGGAAGGGATAGAAGGTCACGCGCAGGCCGCGGGCGCGGATCTCCCTGATGACCTCGACAATGGTTGCATCGGACGGCGTGCCGCCAAAAGCGAGCTTGCCGGTGGTATCCGTACTGATCTGACGGGCATTTGCGCGATTGACCCCGTTCACCGACCATGAGACGGGGGTGGTCTGCTTGGTGGTATTCTCGACGCCCGGCAAGATCTGGCAGTTCCCGGCGCGCAGGTCGGTGCCGAACCATGAGACCACCAGCGACACGCTTTCGATGTTGGGGGCCGCCGCCTGCAGCTGATCGAGGGCCGCAATGATGTCCGGCACGCCGTTTGTCGTGTGCACATTCTCGGAGGCGGTCGTGCCGCCTGACCCGCGCGAGACCGGCGTCGTGCCATAGACAAACTCGCCGGTGCCGGGGATCAGGGTGACGGCCTTCAGCATGCCTTCGACCGAATCCGCTTCGATCAGCGGCCGGAACACTTCGAAGGACAGCTGCGGGAGGCGGTTGCCAAACGGCGTGAGGTCAAGTTCCTCGAACATCACATATGCGGTGCCGCGATAGGCAGGCGCATTGCCCGTGCCCATCCTGGCCTCAATGAACGGGTCTGGCGTTTGCGCCTCGTCGCCGGTGTATAGCCGCCAGGTCACCCCTGTCAGATCCAGCGGCTTGCCATCGGCCCAAACGCGCCCGATGCCGGAAATCGGCCCTTCGCAGAGTGCCACGGCAAAGGAGGCGGTGTAGCTATAGCTGGTGGTCGTGACCTTCGGCCCACCCCCCTTGCCGCCTTGGGTCGTCGTGCTGACATGTTCGGTGAAATCCGTGGCCCAGATGATGTTGCCGCCCAGACGCATGCGGCCCCAGACACGGGGAATGACGGCGCCTTCGGTCGATGTGGTGACGATCAGGTTCTCGAGCCGCGCGCCCTCGATCCGTTGGCCGGGGGTCAGCTGGGAGACGATCCAGCTGTCCACGAGCGAGCCCGCAAACGAGCCCATCGCGCCACCAATCGTGGCGGCTGACGCGCCAAGGATTGATCCGCCGATGGATGCGCCCAGCGCGGAGCCGGCGGAAGCGAGAAGGATCGAGGCCATGGGGGATCAGCTCACTGGAAAGCGGAAGGCAAAGGCAATGCGCCGGCGCCAGGGGTCGGTCAATTCCTGCTCGACGACGCCAGTGCGCTCATAGGCGTGAATGAAGCGGTGCGGACGCGCACCCCGGGCGGTATCGGACGACAGGATGCCGGCATGCTTGGCAATCGCGCCCTGGCGCATACGGAACAGGATCATGTCGCCGGTACGGGCTTCATCAATCGGCAATTCGATCATCACCGCCCGCGCGGCCTGGGCCAGAACTTCATGGGGGCCGGCCTCGCCCCAATCGCGGGAATAAGGCGGCACCGGCACGGGCTCGGGGCCCACGACCTCGCGCCAGACGCCCCGGATCAGGCCGAGGCAGTCGCAGCCGACGCCCTTGACCGAGGCCTGGTCGTGATAGGGCGTGCCGAGCCACGAACGGGCGGCCCTGACAATGCGGGCCGGCATGATGCGGGCCGCACCTGTCACAGCACCGCTCCATTGTTGGTGCCACCCTTTGCCGCATAACGAATGACTGTGTCCTGGCCGGGGATGTGGGGGAAGCCGCGGAAATTGACAGCGTTGGCAAACTTGTCGCGACAGGTCTCGAACCGCTTGTCACAGCCGGCGGTGATGTCGAAGGTATCGCCTGCCATGATCGCGAGCACGGGGGCCTCCAACAGGGTGACAGTGACGTCGGTCGTCCGAACCTCATGCGTCAGCGCCTCCGCCTTGCGCCCGGCATTGGCGCCGCCGGTCCAGGTCAACGTGCCCAGCGCGAACCAACCAGCCGCGAATGATGACAGGCCGGACACGGTAAAAGACCGGTCGCCAGTAACCGTTACCACCGTGCCAGATCCCTTGTAGGCGGGATCATTCAGATTCACCCCGCAGCGCGCATCGCCCAGCGCCGCATCGCAACTCGCCTGAAACGTCCGCCCGACGGTCTGGTTCAGAACATGGGCCAGCGAGCGCATCTCGGCCACGAACTGCACCCGACCCCTCCGCACCTGCCCGATGGCCCCGCGCCGCATCAACACCCGCTGGTTGGTGTCGGCCCAGTTCACGCGCCAGATTTCCACGGCAGCATTGTCCCAGCGCCCGTCGAGAATGTCAGTTTCGGTGATGGTGGTCGAGGTCAGCACGCCCTCGGCATCCTGCGCATCGACCGAGAGATCGGAACCGGACCTGATCTCGGACGCCGTGAAGCCACTCTCGGGCTCAAACGTGGTGCCATCAAACGTCAGCGGCAGGTCGTGGTCGGTAAACCCGAACACCTGCCCGTCGGAGCGTGTGAGCCGCCAGCACCAGGCCAATGTCGTGGTGCCGGAATCAAGGTGGACTTGCAGGCCTGTCAGCAGGGTCTTCATCGCGTCCTCCCGCAGCCGGCGTCAATCATGCGGATCAGACGTGCGCCGGTCCTGAGCGACCGCGGCCCGCCATCTTCTGCGAGCGCTGCCGCATGCGCCGAAACGGGGCGCTCAAGCCCAGCGCAAAGGGCCGAGTCACTGACGGCCACGCGCGCGCAGCCAGTCGCGAAGAACAGCGGGATCATCACCCAGATCTTTCGTCGCATTGTCCATTCTCCGTCTTGTGGTATCCGCTGCTTCCCGGTCTTGGCGCGCGCGGCGTGCCCGTTCCTCTGCCACGCCCCGCTTGCGTGCTTGTCGGATCACGGCTGCGACGGCGCCGATCATGCCCAGCGCCGCGATCAGCCAGGCCATGACCTCACTCATCGCCCCTGAACCCCCGTTCGATCCGATCCCGCAGGCCGATCAGGCCCAGGCCAAGGAAGATCAGGCCGGCGGGCGAGGCATCGCCGGAACCCGCGAGCAGTGAGACGAGGCGGGCGAGTTCGCCAAGCGGGCCGGTGGCGGGCAGCGCGACGGAGGCGAGGCCGGTGAGCATGGCGAGAAGCCCCGCCCACCATGTCAGCGAGGTCGGTCGGATGTAGCGCATGGGGATCAAATCCTTTGGAACAGGCGGGAGAGGAGTGTGGCCAGACGGGCGAGAAACCTGGTCGGCGTAGTTGGTTCAGGATGCGCAGGGCGCAACAATGCCAGCACCTCCTCTTCGCTCAGCCGCCGGATCGGTCGCGAGAAATCCACCCGGCCGTTTGCATCCACACCCCAGACCGGGATCGGGCCCACGGGATAGCGGCCATAGCGGAACAGATCGCGCTCGGCTTCACGCCGCGGGATCACCGAGGCCGGCCTGCGCCAGTTCAGAAACGCGTTGGCTGCGCGGGCGCGATTGCCCGTATTGAGATGCCGGGTCAGCGCCGCACGGGCAATGCCACCCGTGTTGTAATGGAACGATACCAGCGCATCGAACTCGTGCGGCTTGAGCGGCACCTTCACGGCGCGCAGGACGGCGGCCTCGTAGCGGGTTAGATCGACGCGGAAGACGCGGAACGCCTCGTGGATTGCGGCGTCCAGATCATCGGGCATACCGCGGGGCATCGCCGCCGGGTTCGGTGCGCCAGCCGCAGCCGTGTGGCCGATCCCGAAGGTCCAGGTGCCGGCGGCGTCCAGGTAGGGTGCCGGCACGATCCCTTCGTGCCGGGCAAGGGCCAGGAGGCCCCGCGTGGTCATCCTCATGGTCATCTGCGAACCTCGATGAGCGGAACGGACGTGATGGAACCGAGGCGCTCGATGTCGAGAGTGACGTCAAGCGTGTCGGTGTCGAAGCGCACCGGCACGTCGAACTCGAAGCCGGCGGTGATTGCAGCGCCATTGGCCGGGGCCGTGTTGAAGCTGACGACGCCGGTGGTGGTGTCCACCGACCAGCCGGTGGTTACCTCAACGCCGTCGACGGCGATCAGGACCGTATCCGCGACCGGTTTGGTGATGGTGCGGGTCCAGCTCTGGCTGCCGGAGCTGTAGACCTTGACCAGCTGGAAGTCGGTCGTGGCGCCGTCCCCGGTGCCGATACTCTGATCCGTCGCTGCGGGCATCCCGGACGGCAGGCAGGACTTGTAATCGGCCCAGTCCTTCCAGCGGAAACCGTAGAGCCGACCGTTGCGCGCCTCGAAGAAGGCGACCACCGCCGCCAAGTCATCGGCCCGCCGGATGCCATAGGCCGCGTCATAACGTCGGCGGCTGTTCGCCCAGGAGGCGTTGCGTTCTTCGTCGCCGGATGCAAGCTCGACGATCTG